ATCTACCGTTTGCCCCGATAAATGCCTTGCTGCCATCTTTACATTTTGGAATAATTTTCTTCATGTCGTATTTATTCAATGATACGACCTGTGTCATACTCAAAATCAATGACTTGTTTAATCTCACCATTCACTACTTGAAATCTAATCGCTTTTGCTCCTTCTGGACATGCAGATGATCTAACATAATCACGACCCCCATCCACCATAGCTCCACGATGTTCAAAATAATCGTGCCTATAACGGCTATGAACGAGCTCACCATCTTCAAAAACAAACCCATTGAATACTCCTTGAACTGCATTGAATCCATTTGTAATCATCCAACCATCGTTTTCAGACCAATAATAAGCAAAATAATTTGATCCTTCTGGATGTGCTTTTTCTGTGTAGAAGATAGCTGCAGGGAAATCAACCCAAAAACCATTAGTACTTTTTAGGCATGCATCAATAACATATGCTGCATTATAATGTTGCTCAATGCCGGCAATTTTATCATCTTCAAACATTCTATTAATAGGTCTCATCACAGCATCCTCATTTTCTCAATCAACCACACACATGTTGCAACACTGATACCAATACCAATCATTGCAATTGCAATTGATCCTGCACCAGGGCCAACGTACTTATCCAACATATAGACGAGTGGTAGGAACAAGAATCCCATTACGAACCCACTAAACAACTTCCATTTGATACTCATGCTGCAACTGCCTCTCTAATATGTTTGCACGTCTTACGGAATTGAAACGCTTGACAGGTGCATGAAGAATGTTTGTCACCAACTGTCACCGTATATATGTCGCCCTTAGAACCTGTGACCTCGATCACCTTGAACTTAGGCTTTGATACAGTAAGATCAATGTCCTCACCAATCACTTCGACGATCGTCACCTTATCAATGATTGAGAAGTCGTAACGACCGACACCAGTCTTCACTGTGATTGCAGGGTAGTCGACCCACTTAGGAGTCGCAATAAGCTCACCCACAACAGTACGAAACTCTGTCTGTACGCCACGAGCATACAAATGACGTTTGTCATATAGAGGGTTCCTAATCTTTACGAGCATATCTAATATCCTTTGCTAATCTCAGGTATGATTATAGCCGGTTGAATAAAAATGTCAACAGCTTACTCAACACCGTAATAGCCAAACATTGTGTCGAGGTCATCTTCTTCAAATTTCTCGGTCAACTCTTCGACAATCTTGTAACCGATGTCCTGAAGCATGTCACCGTAGTCATCCAAACCTGCATCGTTTAATGTGCCAACTTTGGCTTCAAGCTCACGCATAATTTGGATTAAAACTGCTGCTTGGTCTTTTGTCATTTGATATTTCCTTTGGTTGTTTGTATTATTATAATAGGACAAGACCTTATTAATGTCAACTGTTTTTTAGAAAAATCTCGTTGACTTTTATATTAAAAACATATATGATCAGGACATAGGCCATAACATGGAGAACTTAAAAATGTCTACAAAATATGCAGTTGCTTTCACCGAAGCTCAAATAGAATATCTGTTGACCATTCTTGAGCCAATTGCTGAAACTGATCAAGAATTGGATTCCATCCTTCAGTTGTTTGATGAGTCAATGGAACTCGATTCTGATGGAAACTTTATTCCTTTTCTCGCGTAATAATTGTTGATCTCTTTTCCAAGAGATCCTAATATAAGTTATCAACAAAGGAGATGAATATGTTCTGGATTGATTCTTTTGGCGAAGGTTTTTCGGTTTGGTTTGGTCCTGAGATGGTTGACATCTTTCAAACCAAGGAAGAGGCAGAATCTTTTGTTTTGGAGATGCAGAAATGAGTACATGGACGAAAACGGACATAGCAGAATACAATGGTTGGTTGGATGAGCATGATCTGACCTTCCAGATGAGTTATCAGGCAGTTGACTCTTTTAAAGATCTTCTTGATATTGCGTACCAGGAATTTGGTGACAATCCAGTCAACAAGGAGTATCTCGCACAATTGTGGGAACAGCGCTCTCAAAATGACGGACAAGTTGTTGAATTGCTGTTTGAAAAAAATGTTGACTATATTCAATAAATAGGCGACATTATAAAAGTCAATACCAGGTCACAGTGACCTACTAAATTTATCATTATGGAGACTAAAAAATGACCACTTCAACTTTGACTCAGACCCAACGCGTACTCAATGCACTTCAGGCTGGCGAAGCTCTCACTGCAAAGCAGATTGCTGCTCGTTTTAAGGTTGCTAGCCCACGCAAGGTCGTAAGCAACATCCGCTACGAAGGTTATGCTGTGTATTTGAACAAGCACACTGATACCAAAGGTCGTATCACTCACAAATACCGCATTGGTAAGCCAACTCGCAAATTGATTGCAGCTGGTTATCGGGCTCTTGCAATGGGCGTCTAAGATCTAAATTAGATCTGACGTTTAGGAGGGCTCGAGAGAGCCCTCTTTTTTTTATTGGACCAGTAGTTCAGCGGTAGAACAAGGGACTCTTAATCCCTGTGTCGAAGGTTCAATCCCTTCCTGGTTCACCAAGGACCCATAGCTCAAAGGTAGAGCACTCGACTTTTAATCGGGTGATCCGAGTTCGACTCTCGGTGGGTCTACCATCTCTCATAAATACGTTATGAGGAGATTTATAAATGGCATCTAACACATACATTTCTGCAACTGGCGTATCTACGAACACAGACCTGTCTGCTATCGTAAATGGCATCCTTACGACCCAACCTCAAAACATTAACTTCCTTTCGCCGTTAGGATTTAGATTCTCATTAAAGAGATCTCCAACGGTCAATTTCTTCTGTACTGATGCAAACATACCATCTTTTGATCTAGGTTGGGCAACTCAGCTTTCACCATTTACGAACATTCCTGTCCCTGGTGACAAGCCAACATATGGTTCGTTCAGAGTGACATTCAAGGTGGATGAAAATCTTATCAACTATCTTGAAATTTATAACTGGATTGTGGCTCTTGGTTTTCCGGAAAACTTCCAACAATATAGAGCCATTGCAAAACAACCAGTTTCATCTGGTAGCAAAATTGTATCTGACGGAACACTCACAATTTTAAATAGTGCACAGAACCCAAACATCGAAGTGGTGTTCAGAGATATGTTCCCTGTTAACCTTTCGGATGTCAGCTTCACTACAGCAGACACAACTGTAAATTATGTCGTCGCAACTGTTGAATTTAAATATACTTTGTTTACAATAAATAAGTTGTAATCCCTACAAAGGACCTTTGTTATGAAGCTTGAAGAAATCCATGAGCATTGGGCTCAAGATAGTGCATTGCCTGTCACAATGTTGGAACGATCAATTTCTATGGTTCCGACAATTCATTCAAAATATCTACGTTTTATGTCTGATGAAAAGATGACATTGAGGAAGCTAGAAGAAGAACGTAAAGTTCTCGTTAAGATGAAGTACGAATATTACCAGGGGATTCTACCAGAAGAAGATCTCAAAGCAAACGGTTGGGAACCATTTAGACAGCGTATTTTGAAGTCCGATCTTGGTATGCATATTGATGCAGATCAGGACATCATTAAGACCAATTTGAGGATTGCAGCTCAACAGGAAAAGGTCGATGTCCTCATACAAATTATCAAACACATCAGCAACCGTGGTTTCTTAATTAAGAGCCTTATTGACTGGGAGAAATTCAAGGTTGGTGCGTGACGTGATCTACGTCTCAAAAATCAACGAAGTGTACATGAGAATCTCTACAGAGCCCTCCGTTGCTCAAGAGATTGCAGATTTCTTTTCGTTCATGTCACCAAATGCAAGGTTTGATCCCAGAGTTAGAAACAAAATGTGGGATGGACGCATTCGTTTGTTCAGTACAATGACAGGGCTTTTGTATGTAGGATTGTTGGACGAGTTAAAGAAGTTTGCATTGATGAGAGGATATGATGTAGATAGTGAGATTGCTTTTGAAGATCAACAACCTGTAAATCTTGCACATACAACAATCGAACCAAGACCATATCAGATTGAAGCAATTAAGCATTCAATTAAATCAACGAGAGGGATATATCTCTCTCCTACATCATCTGGCAAGAGCATGATTATATATTTGACTGCTCAGCACTATAAAGAACACAAAAAGCTGATCATCGTCCCAAGAATTTCACTTGTGTTCCAATTGAAATCAGACTTTGAACAGTATGCAGGAAAAGCTCTTGACATACATTGTATTACTGCAGGCGTCGATAAGGTATCAGATAGTCCGATCGTTATCACAACATGGCAATCAATTTATAAAATGCCAAAACCTTGGTTTAAACAATTTGGTGTAGTGATTGGGGATGAGGTCCATGAGTTTGAGGCAAAGAGTCTCAAATCTATTATGGAAAAGCTATTAGACACAAAATACCGTTTTGGGTATACTGGAACTCTTACAGGAACATTAACAAACGAAGTTACATTGAAAGGGTTGTTTGGACCTATTC